ATACTCAGATTGGCCCCACTTAGATCGGCCTCATGCAGATCGGTAAAACGCAGATCAACCAAACTCAGATCAGCCCCATGCAGATCGGCCCCACTCAGATTGGCCCCACTCAGATTGGCCCCACGCAGATCGACCCCACGCAGGTTGGCCCAACGGAGATCGACCCCACGCAGATCAGCCCCATGCAGACTGGCCCCACGCAGATTGGCCCTTTCACCTCCTTCACTACCTTTAACCCATAGGTCATGTTTCTCTAAAATCTCTTTAATATTAATATCACTCACCCTTCATTATTGTTCCCAATGGTCCCATCCAGATTGGCCCCATCCAGATTAGCATTACGCAGATCGGCCCCATGCAGATTGGCCCCATGCAGATCGGCCCCACTTAGATTGGCCAAACGCAGATCAGCCCCATGCAGATCGGCCCCACTCAGATTGGCCCCATGCAGATCAGCCCAATGCAGGTTGGCCCCACGCAGATTAGCCTTACGCAGATCGGTCCAACGGAGATCGACCCCACGCAGATTGGCCCCACTCAGGTTGGCCTCATGCAGGTTGGCCCTTTCACCTCCTTCACTACCTTTAACCCATAGTTCATGTTTCTCTAAAATCTCTTTAATATTAATATCACTCACCATTCATTATTGTTCCCAATGGTCCCATGCAGATTGGCCCCATGCAGATCGGCCCGACGCAGATCGACCCCACGCAGGTTGGCCCCAATCAGATTAGCCTTACGCAGATTGGCCCCATGCAGTTCGACCCCACTCAGGTTGGCCCCACGCAGGTTGGCCCCACGGAGATCGACCCTACGCAGATTAGCCCAACGCAGATCAGCCCCACTCAGATTGGCCCCACGCAGATTGGCCTCATACAGATCGGCCCAACGGAGATCGGCCCCACGCAGATCGGCCTCATACAGATCGGCCCCACGCAGATTGGCCTTATACAGATCGGCCCCACGCAGATCGGCCATTTCACCCTCGTCACAACCTTCAACCCATAGTTTATGTTTCTCTAAAATCTCTTTAATATTCATATCACTCACCCTTCATTATTTTTAAAATAGTATTACTTTGTACAATATGCTAATGAAAATCCCGCAAATCCTTAGCGCATTTCTCCCTGATAATTATGTCGGCATCACCTTTTAGGAATAAGAAAACCGCCGCTAAACTGTGATTCCAAGTCATCGTTACGCGCTCACCTTCACACTTCAAGCAGCACTTCTTAGTAACGCTCTGTATTCCGCTATCTTCTCTTAGTATCACTATGCCTCTCCTCGTACACTCTCCAACGTTCCGCATAATCAGAAATCTTTGTCACCTCATCTGTGACAGCATCTTTTTTACCCAATCTGCGCAAATATTTCCCAATTGTAAAGATCATTGCGCCCCTGAATTGCTCCACGTCTAGCACTTGCTCACACTCATCTATCCAGTCGCGCCCGACACCATCCTTATATCTGTCTTGTATAGGATGCCTTCCCATTGACACCCCAGCATGCCGTTGAAGCTGATCGAAAGCGTTCTTATGCTCCCTTGTTAGTTCCTCTGCAAAACGTTTCTTTTTCTGCCTAGCATCTTCAACCATCATGTCATCTATCGACTTGCCCATGCCTACCCCTCATGCATTCTATAGTGTGTTATGTCAGTTCCCGCGCCCCAGTAGAGATTCATTGCCAGCTCTCCTAGCCATTCTATTGAATTGTCGAACCCTGGCTTGTCTAACCGCACGTCAACCAGCTCTAACTCTTCAACCGGCTGTGCTCCTTCTTTATGCTCAATCCACCCCATCATGCCCACCCTACGTTTGACAACGTTTATAATATAAATATAGGTCACGCTCACACAGCTTGCGTAATACAAATTATTTATGAACATACGAATACTTATTCAAATTCCTACATTTCATCAAGCGTGTCGTAACACTAATAGCTTATTCATAGAACTGAACCTTTCCTTCAAGTTCAGCGCAAGTATGTTTTTTAGCCACGGTATCCACCTTGCTGCTGAGGCGCGTTATTATTTTGCCGCTCACTATCCCAAAAGATAAATAGCTTAATAGGGGCTACAGCACCAACTGGCAATGTATCAATTTCAATATCAACTCGCGGCTGTTGTCCTTGCTGTTGAGGTTGCCATTTAGTTGCTCGCCCAACTGTGGCATAACGGTTTTTAATAATAGGCTGACCAGTATTATTATCAACTTGGTTAGTTTTGTACTTCTCAATAATTACTGAGACACGCCCTTTATCAATTGGAGAGTTGCTTTGATGGTTCACTTTTTACCTACCTTGTTTTGCTTTTAATGCTATCTTCTGACTTCATCAATATACCTTGTTGAAGAAATCCACTCAAAATTCCAGCGTTACATTCACCGATAAAATAAACAAGCAAAGTAAACTTTCATTGCTGCTTTTGTATCAACTAAAGCATTATGAGCAACTTCTAACTCTTCACTAGTAAAGAATTTGTAAGCTTCACTAAGATTAGGGTTCTTGTAACCATAACGGTCTTTAGGCTCAATCCTGCAAATTCCCTTAGCCATCAACATAGCACAATCATGGTCATCTTTTTCAGCCCAAATGTCTTGAACCTCTTCAGTGAAGAAACGCTTTAAACCAATACGAATAATGCGCTTATTAAACGTGCGATTGTAAGCTACTCGCTGAACACCTTCAGCACTGTGAAGCATATCAAGCAAGCGAGTGATAGCTTCTTTCTCAGGAATACCAACTTCAAGAGCGTGTTCGTTAGTGATTCCGTGAACCTCAATTGTATCTTGTGGTATTTCCCAACCTTCAGGCTTAACTATAACATCAAGCTCTTTTAAAACTTCTTTGGTTTCAACGTCAACCAATAAAGCGCCAATTTGAACAATGTGAGGTTGATCATCACCGTCGATAGCAGTATTCCAGTTAGGAGGGCCGGTTGTTTCATTATCGTAAAATAATATTGTTTTCATGCTGTGTACTCAGTTAGTGGCGAACTAATCCTTCGCGTTAAAATTAAAGGTAAGTTTTCACCTCGCCAAGGTTATAATTTAAGTAGTCTTTAACTTCATTATAGTCTTCTTGGCTTAAACCCCACTCTCCCAAGAATTCAATAAAGCTATTTCTTGATGCGTGTTTGGTTAAGGCATACATAAGGTTGTTAAGCTTGTCGTGAGTGCTAACTTGTTGAACCGTTTCTTGCTCAGTATCAGCAAAGACTAGCTGAACGCTTTGCTCAGCTGGCTTTTCTTCTTGCTCTTTGCGCTTGCGCTCAGCTTCAGCTTGCCCGTGATAAGCAATACGGGCTTGGATTAAGTTAACAAGATCGCCGTTATCTTTAAGTAATAACATATCGTGATCACTGAATAAGAACTTATGGTCTTTTGCCAGTTCAGATAAACTATCTAGGTTCTTGCGGATAACTTGAGCAATCTCATTAGCTTCAATTTTTGCTTTAACTACCGCCGAACTAGCAGCCTCTTCCATTTTTTCAAAACTACGCTTACCCTTCATCACGGTTTCAAAATCAATAACGACTTGAGTGATCTTAACCTTGTTGATAGTCTCGCTTAACTCGGCTAAGTGCTTGTTAAATTCAGCTTGAGCATTGTTAACGATTGAAAGCTTCTTAGTTTCCTTGGCTTCCTTAACTTGCTTTTCACCGTGAGATTGAAGCTTTTGAAGGATTGAATCAGCTTGCTTAATATAACCGTTAAACTCAGCAAGGCTTTCAAATTGCTTTTCAATATATGCCGCCTCAGTTTTAAGCGTAGCGCGGCCAGCTTTAACATTTTTGTTGAAAGCTTCTTTATCAGCGAAGTCTTGATCAGTTTCAAGAATTAAGCCCATTTGCTCGTCAGATAACCCTTGAATAACAGGGATATATTCACCTAAGTTAGAAACAACCGTTGACCCTTCAACGCTACACTGGATAAGGGGAAAGCTACCTTGTTTTCGAGCAACAGCAACTTCTTTCTTAGCTTTTACTTCATGGCTGCCAAAGTCTTTCTTGAACTCATGCCAGCCAGCAATTAATTTTCTTCGGCGTTCTGGTTGCGAGGTGTAATACATCATTTCACGGTTAACACCTGTCCCATCAGATACCACAAACAAAACACGTTCAGCGGCAGCAACTAATAATTGCTGTTCAAGCTGCCAATAGTAATTTGGCTCTAAAACTTGATTGCGAACATTTTCAGCAAGAACCTCATTCCAAAGCTTATGCTCAAAAATTGTTTTATGATCTTCGCTAATACCATCAAGTGAAGCTAAAAGCGGCAAACCTTCAACTTCTAAAGTGGCAACGATTGCTTCAAATGATTCAGCGGTTTCAAACTCAAGTAAAGAACGGGCTTTATCTTCTGCTTGATGGCCTTTATCAAAAAGATTCTGAAGGTGACTAGATACCTTTTCTTTAACGCCTTTTTTCTCATTCATTAAAGCAGCACGGCCTTTGTACTTGCTTTCGCCCATCATTGAAGGGGCTTCACTTGCTGTAAAATGATTGGCGCGTAACTCATGCCATAATTCAGAACCTTGGGCGATATTTTCATGTATTTTCATGTTATGAGGTTCCTACTTTCCCAATGATTAATAATTGTTGTTGTGAAAAGGTGACACCTTGAGCATTACCAGCCTCGATGACCTGTCCTGGCGTTTTCTTGCCTGATAGAATTGCTTTTTCCCAATTTGGGAAGTTTTTCTTAAACTCTTCATCAGAATAACAAGCTGATTCATCAACGGATTCTTCATGGTTGCCGCCATCATCATCTTCACCACCAACGACAATACCTAAACTACCAGTTAGCGTATAACGTCTTAGATAACTAATAGCTGAAGCGATTGCTTTAAGTGGGTCCTTGCCGCCACTAATATCAGGTTGAGAAGTTAGCTCGCTTGTTTCGCTGTGACCACTGGCATGAGTAACTATACAAGTAACAGTGATCCAACCTTGGTTTTGAGATTGGCTGAATCGATAAGATAACCCTGTTTCTTTTAACGCTGGGCGTATTGCCTTTGCAATATCTTCAATCTTGGCATAATCATAGTGAGTACGACCTTTGCCAGTTCTGTAATCAACAACCCCTGACTTCTCAATTACTGGTAAAAGACTTTGGAACTTTGACATTGCTTTACTGAATTCTTTTTTTGCTTGATTGGATTCGTGGCGCTCTTGGAGATCCATAAGTTTTTCAAGTTGCTCAATATCAGCGCCTTTTTCAATGGCTATTTCAATCAATCTCATGTGAGGTTGAGCCATTACAGGTAATAAGGTTTGTTCTTGTGTAATTAATTCTGAATTACTCACCTTTCCCACCTTTTAACTTTTCAGCTTTTTTTTGGAGTGCTAAAGCTTTATCTAAAGCTTCCGCAGCTTGCTCCTTCAAAGATTCAATTTCAGCTTCAAAAAAGTCCACTTCTGGAACTGGAACTTCAACGTCGTGAGTACCAAGAAGAACGAAGCCATAAGATCGCATATTATCAGTTGCTATAAATGGCTTATCATCAAAGCCGTTATGAATGAATAATTGTGTTTTTATTGTTCGCATGTTGATACCTATTAGCTAGTTGGACGAATCATTACAGTTGCTGATCCGTACTGATAATTAAACTATAAACGTTAAACTTCATCAAATCAACATGTATTTTACATTTTTACTGTACTTTTTAATTTCAACAATTTATAGTTACACCATTCCAAACCATAAAGGATCTTAAACAAAAATGAATTTAAGTAAGTCTCTAAGGCTAGCAATTGCCCAAAAGGGCGTTAAGCATAAAGATCTAGCCGATGCGCTAGGAACGAGTAGCCAGCAAGTTTCCAACTGGCTTAAAAGCGGGTCAATAAGACAATCAAGTATTGTTGCTATTGCTGATTACTTTGAAATGCCAGCAAGCGAGTTTATTGCTCTTGGTGAGGAAAGCTAACCATGCACTATTACCAATTTAATATTGGTGACTATGCTAAAGCTACTCGTCATTTGAGTAATTTAGAAGATCTTGCGTACAGGCGCTTGATTGAACTTTATTATGATACTGAAGAGCCGCTTATAACTGATATAAAGAAGTTGTCACGACTTATCAATATGCGCGAAAACGAGGAAGAGATCAGAACCGTTCTTGATGATTTCTTTGTTGAAACTGAAAGCGGATATTCTCAAAGTCGTATTGAAAACGAAATAGCCAGTTATAAAGCAAAGTCAGAGTCAGCAAGGGTTAACGGCAAGAAGGGCGGTAGACCTAGAAAAGCTAAAGCTAACCCAACGGAAACCGAAGGCAAAGCTAAAAAAACCCAGTCGGTTAATTTAGAAAACCCAACGGAAACCGAAGGCAAAGCTAAAAAAAGCGAATCGAAAGCTAACCAAGAACCAAGAACCATTAACCAAGAACCATTAACCATTAACCATTTAAAAGATAAGTCAGCTAAAGCTAACCCTTCTTTTGATTTGTTCAAATATTGGTGTGGCGCTATGGGTAAAAACCTTTCAACCAGCAAGCTTACACCTAAGCGCAATAAAGCAATCAAGGACCGGTTAAAAGAAGGTTATACCTTTGAGCAAGTTAAAGCAGCTATTGACGGTTGCCGTAACGATCCTTTTTCAATGGGCCACAACGATAGGCACAAGCAGTTTAATGATATTGAGCTTATTTGCCGAACTGGTGAAAAGCTTGAAAGCTTTATTCAAACGCAAATTGAACCGCGACAATTTACCGCATCAACTGAGCGAACTATTAATATGTTAAAAGACTTGGAGTTGAAGTGATGAACGAGAATGATGCAAATAAGTTTAAGGAACTGATTACCTCTATCAATGCTACTTACGGTGAAGAGTTTACTCAGCCTCAAACGCTGCTTTGGTGGAATATCTTTAAGAAATACCCTATTGAAGCATTTGAGCAAGCTGTTTATCAACATATGGTAGATCCTGATAGCGGTATGTTTTCACCTAAGCCAGCCAACATAATTAAGTTTATCACTGGCACCACTAAAAAAAACGAACAAGCACTTGTAGACAAAGCTGAACTTGCTTGGTACGTTATCGAAGGTGAAATTCGCCGCATTGGCCCTTATGGCTCGTTAAAAATTGAAGATAAGCAAGGATTAGCGGCTGTCCAAGCTCTTGGCGGTTGGAGACATCTTTGCTCATTAACCACGGATAAAATGGTTTGGGCGCATAAAGAATTTATTGCGGCTTATCAGAACTATGAGCGTACACCAGTTGAAGCTTTGCCACATAAATTACCTGGACTGTTTGATTTACAAAATCACAAGGCTGAGCAATCGCAAGGCTTAAAACATATAACCGTTGGCATTAAAAACCATCTTAACAGAAACGAATTGAAAGAAAAAAGGCATTCAGAATGATAATTGAAATGATCAAACATCCAGCCGGATTGCTCTCGCCCGCTTCTGATTTCGAGGTTGAAAAGCTGAACAAGTTTAAAACTGGCGGCCAATATTCAGTTGAAATTAAGCTTTCGCGTAACCCTGCTTTTCACCGTAAAGTTTTCGCGTTCTTCAATTTCTGTTTTGAGTATTGGAAAGGTGATAACCAATTTCAAAGCGAGTCGAAGCAGTTTGATGTATTCAGAAAGCATTTAACTTGCTTGGCTGGCTTCTATGACCAGTACAGTAATATTGATGGAGAAGCTAGAATTGAAGCTAAATCACTGGCTTTCTCTTCAATGAATCAGCAAGAATTTGAAGAGTGTTATAACGCTTTGATCGGGGCAGCATTAAAACACGTTTTCCCAGGTTCAGGTGCTGGCATTGAAAATAAATTAATGAATTTCTTCTAATAAGGTTTTAAAGTGTTGAGTATGAGAAACAATTTTCTAATTAAACACGCTCTCCAATCCCGCTACAGAAACAAGAACAAATTACCAGAACGCTCTTTCAAGCGGGAATGGTTAAGCGTCACTCTTACACTTGGTCATCAATCTTGGATTGACTCATACAAGCAGCGTGTCAAAGGTCGAGGAATGTATAAATGGAAACGTTAAGATCGGGCAGTAAGTGGAGACACAAGAACGGTTGCGATTACTTAGTTATAGGCCTAGCTAATGAAGCTACTTTGAGTGAGGCCAACTACCCTGTAACAGTCATTTATCAGGGTGATAATGGTCTCATATGGGCGCGGCCGTTAAGTACTTGGAAAGATTCATTCACCGAGTGTGAAGAAGAATTCGAAGTGGTTGAACCTAATGGCGTTAGAGAGAATAAGAATATGGCTACAACCGCAAGCCAAAAAAGGTAACTTTTATTGTTAAATTATTGAACTGGTTAGGCGTGTTTATGGCGAACAAAAAAAGAAAGTGTAAGCATTGCGGTGAATACAAACTTGCTGAAGAAGGCATTAAAACACCGTTAGCTTGGTTTTGTTGTCACGATCACGCCGTTTTATTTGCTCAGGGCAAGCAAGCAAAGCAGAAACAAAAGCAAATATCTAAGGCTAAGCAATCGCAAGCTAAAAAAGAAAAGGCCGTTAGAAATCTTCATAGAGAGAAGAAGGAAGCAATAAAACCAAAATCAAAATGGCTGGCTGAAGCTCAAGCGGCGTTCAATAAATACATCCGACTTAGAGACTATGACCAGCCATGTATATCGTGCTTAAAGCCAAAGGAAGTAATTGAGGCTGCACAAGGTTGGAAAATTGGAGGTTGTTGGGATGCTGGGCACTTTATGGCTAGAGGTGCTAAAGGTCAACTTAGGTTTATTTTGTTTAACGTACACAAGCAATGTAAATCTTGTAATGGTGGCAGCGGTAGGTTTTCATCTAAAGCGAAAACTGTTGACTCTAACTATCGAATAAATTTAATTGAAAAAATTGGCCTTGATAAAGTTAATTGGCTTGAAAATAATAATGAAATCGACCTAAAAAAAGGCGATATTGAATACATGAAAAGAATAAAGCGCATTTTTAATAAACGCGCCAGGATCTTAGAGAAAAGAATTGGAGATCCGTAAATACGAATAACTCTATTGATGATAATTCCTATCAGAACATTCTTGATCTTTAAGAATCGCGTTTATTCGCTCCTCCTCTTTATGCTTCATTATCTCCATTTCAAGCATAGATTTCTTAATGTCCACGATATACTTAATAATAAGGCACACAGAGAGAGCAACACCTACCCATGTAACAACATCTTTTGAAGTCCATAGACCGCTTGCAGTTGTACCGGCTGCCACTGTGGCACCGACCTTGACATCACTTGCAGCAAAAACAACTGCTTCCTTAGTCGTGGTTCCTGTCTGAACTGCCAAGATCTTTATTTGTGCTAATGCGTTTAGCAACCCTTCTTTCATGAGTTGTTACCAATATTAGAATTACAACTCTCGCCGCTGTTAAGACGATCACGAGAAAACCCAATAGTGTCTCTAAAGCAAACAGGCTCATCCATGCCCCTATTCAACATTGCATACAGCACCATAGCATAAAGCATTGTATATAAATTGTTATACAGTGTAGGGGATTCATAATTAAACCACAACATTAACCCTATGAAATTCAAGCATATTCCAGTTATGCACACTTTTTGCATAAAGACGTTTAACGAAGTAAGGGGTCTTAGGTGCCGCATAGACTCAGCTATACATGATAAAACGATAGCGTCAAAGACATAATAAAACACATCATTTGTGATATAAGATGAGCATATCCAGTGCGCCAACATACCCCCGCCAAAAATCGAAAAGATACGGAATCGGCTAACTGGTTGAAATAAAGCTAAAACGCATGTTAACGCAATCAATAGTAGGTTCATGCTGGCTTCGTAGGTTTCTTGCGTTTTCTTCCTTTACCGCCTGCTAATTTAACACCTTTACTCTTCTTTGTTCCTGGCATTTTTACGCTCCTTATTTAATGACCTAGCTAATGCAGCACCGATAACTTGAGGCGCTGCACTCTTAAACTCATGAATACCCCACACCGAGCCTATAACAATCATGTACAACTGAACAAACCACTGAGGAACAGCCTCAAGATTCCTGAAAATATCTTGCCCTTTTTCAGGCCATACACACGTAATAGTCAATGGTAGAGCTAACTGGATAAAACAAGCAATCCTCAAATAATGAGAGTTACCCTTAAGACTCTCCAACTCCCATTGGTGATTATAAGTCTCCCTATCTGCTGCAAGTCTAGATTGATTCTCAATTATTGCAAGATCGCGATCATGTTTAGCTTTATTAATCTCACCGTAATTCTTAAGATACTGAGTAACAGGTTTAGCTATGAAATCCAGAACAGGTAACAAACTCATCCAATCAACTCCACATGTGGGTAATCCTTAAAGCCTTTCCAAAGGCCACCCCACCGTAACTTATGGCCAAGTATGGATGCCGCTTGAAGAAATGCAGCCGCCACCATAGCTAAATGCTCAGTGTTCCAACTCGCCTGACCGCCTACGAACGCATAAAAATCAAGAGCTAAGCCTTCCTGGTGTTTTGATCGTTTCTTGTAACCATCGCACTTAGAATTCCCAGCGTCATATAACTCTCGCTGATCGAGGCTAGTACGCTTGCCACCATACCGAGGTATGCCGAAGTCGATCACGGTAATCTGAATAGCCAAATCACTTATATCGATAAGGCGAGGGTCTACACCATCACGCCTTTCTTTCGACCGATTGCTAAGCTTAAACTGGGGTGTGTTCTGTGAGACCAGAAGAATCCCTCCAAGGCGAATTAGCACTTGAACCACCCGCGCTTAACGTCTTTTTAGTAGTAGTGTTATAAGCACGAACACCGGTGAATTTACCTTGAGTGTTTACGCTACTGGTAGCATCGTCAAGTGCTGTTGTGTTAGTTACATGAGTTCTGATAACAGAATTCCTACTGCCATTTTCTGTTATCGTGCCTGTACAGATACCATCAAAGACATTATCAGTGCCGTTAAAAGTTATATCCCCTGATATGTGCCCTGTTACTCTATTGGAGCTGCCATTCATCGTTAACTCTGTGCCTATGCAATTTCTAACAAGCGCCTCTATGTTGTTGTTATCGCCGGATACGAACAGCCCAGAACTGGCACCATCATGAACGGCGACACTCCCGATGTTCGAATCACCGGAAACATTAACCCCTATACCTGCCGGCTCGTATACTGATACATCTAACCTGTTATAGTCGGTGGTTATATTGAGCCCCCTATCACCCGCATTTTGGACTATACCTCGTATTGTATTTTCATTACCAGTACCGCCGCCCGACTCTGGCGAAGTTTCTATAGCTATGCCGGTTTGATCAACGGCGATAATGTCTATTATGTTTCTTTCGGCACCGCTAAGGTTTACAGCTTTTGGTCCACCAACTACAGTACCACACCCTATAAAATTACCTTCCGGCAAATTCTGAGCCACTGTTCCAGGCTCGCCATTGATATCTGTGAATTCAATAGCATCTCCGCTAGTACCATTGACAGTAAAAGCGCCTATAGCGTTGTATTTTGCGGTCTTCTGTATAGAGTAACCGTGCGCTCCTTGATATGCGACATTACCAGCATAAGCGTTAGAATTGACTTGAGCACCTGCGTAACCACTAACCCTAAAACAATGCTGGAATGCGCCTGAATCGCCTCTCATGACGTTCCCGACAATGGAGCAATAATTTGCGCTTAGAAATTCGATACCCAAAGTCTTGAAGCTAAACGAGTTCAGGGCTATTACGCCGAACTCAGTTGACCGAGTAGCGCTTGCACCATCGGGGGTGTACCCGTAAACGTAGGAACATACTATGTCAACGTCACCAGTGTTGCCGATAAAATACGGCCTATCACCGGCAATAACTTTAAAGCACGCATGATTGTTTGACACAAAAGGTGATTGCTTTTCTTGTATAAATCTTACGTTATGTAATCCAGTATCAGTGAATCGCTCTGTGTCAGATACTGAAGTTAACCGTAATATTTCAACTTGCTGCCCCGTCTGCGTCAATTCTCCTCGATTACCTTCAATTCTCACACTATCGTCAATACCCAAAGGGTCTGGGTATGATATGGGGACACCACCTAAAGGATAACTTTTGCTACTTTCAAGCATTACCGATACAGGATTAGCAAGCAGTGCAGACGCTATTTCAGCGTTGTCGTCGGCTTGGCCAGTACCATAAACTGCTAAATTAACTCTCGGTTCGTTTACTAGAGCAGCCTGAAGCCCGTTATCAAGATTAATGAACCTGCCGCCATCATCACTACCAGTACCACCAGAGACAATTAGATATGACGCACTGCCTCCATCATTGGATGTGACCCTACCTTTCGTTACGACCATGTCCCCTAACAACAATCTAGCGTTAGCTACCATTGTTTCAGTAGTGCTCTCTGTGATTAGCACGGATCCTTGCGGTAGATAAACTGGTAGGTTGTCAATTGGCCCCCATACAGCGCCCGTATCAGCATCGGCGCTCGCCTGATCTGGATAAAGCGCTAACTTATACTTACGATCAATATGCGGGATAACCTCGTTACCGCTAACTTCAGGTACACCAAAGGCATTTAATGCAATGGTAGCCTGAGGCGAGTCTCCCGCATCATTTATGTACATGCTTATGTTAGTCGTTGTGCCAGGCTCGTAAGCCTTCAGAACTGCACCGCTAAATAGCTGGCTGTTCTTCTCGTTCGACCATTGAGGCCCAAAAGGTATCGGGGAAAACGCCATTACTTATCCTCTTCTAAAGTCCTTGAAGCTTGCACTCCTGGCAATCTTTTCACCCTCGAACCTCGGGAAGTTCTTTTGGGAGTTTGACGCTTGGGAGCTTGACGCGGTAGTTTTAGCAATAAGCGTTGCTTCTTGAAGTCACTTAATAAGCCAATCAAGCCGCCAACAACTGGAAATCTGCGCTTGGCTTCATCAAACGCTTGTGCCGACGGTCCTAGACCTTGGAATGTAGCTGGAGGAGGCTCTCTAAGTTTGGCTACCTCTTTCATCTTCTTGAAAAACTCACGCTCTTGCTTGTCGAAAATCACCATCATCTTAGAGCTACCAATACGATCAAGCGCGCTATCAAGACCGCTTCTACTCAATGACTTAGACACGTTATCTGCTCTAACAGGGCCGGTAAACGCACGTTTCTGGATCAAATCCACCGTTTGAGCACGTAAATCATTCCACGCCTGCCTACCTGATTCAGTCTGGCTCAAGTAATTCTTAAGCTGGCTCATGTCTTCAGCACGCCACTTTTTAGCTATCACCACGTCTTGAGTGAAGTTATCAGGGCTGATCTTATTGTCGAGCATATCACGTACTAAGTTCTGCTTGCGTGAGTCAAACTTACTAATCTTAGCTCTACTCAAGCCACGTTCGAAATCAGCCTTAGCACTTCTTGCTTGTTCGAATAAGTCCTCCCCGCGTGCTGCCAATACATCTTCATCAAGTGATTCTTTTAGGCTGCGTGATAATTGACGCCCTCTATCACTGATTGAGTCGAACAATCCGTTTATGTCTTTCCTAACCTGTTCGGATGTTTCTACTGATACTCGACCTTGAATCCTGCCTTTAGCATCGATGATACCGCGCTCGCGCAAGTTATTACGCACTGACGACACAAGACCACCACTTACACGCTCCTCACCTGAGATACTTCTGAGCCTCTCTGAAAGTCGATTAAGTCGTATATCCTTTGCACCTGGTGCAATATCTCTAGCAGCTTGGTATAACTCACCTATAGTCTGGTCCAGGTCTATCGAACGACTCAGAACCTCATCAATCGGCGTGGCTGTTGATGTTACAATATCACCTTGTGTATCCACCGCTTGCTTTTCAAATGCGCCTTGTAGACGTGCTTCTTGCTGATCTAACCTTGCTCTAACAGGACCTGACCGCTTAGCAAGTTCCTGTTGTGCCTGGAACTCAGTAGCTTCACGTGTTACCTGCGCCCTAGTAGGCGCAATTCCTTGTTGCCTGAACAAATCACGTCTAGCCTGTTGTTGAGCTGTTTCTATAGGCTCAACAACAGCACCAACCACACGCCTGCCGGCTTCACGCGCTACAGGTAGCGCCACATCAGCCGCTACACCGAGACCCCCAGCCAAGGCTACATCTTCAGCGTTAAACTCACCACCTGCCAGCCCTTGTGCTGCCTGCACGCCTGCCTCAGTGCCTGCCGCCGCTATACCCTGAGATACGGCGCTTAACGCTAGCGGCGAAGCTACCTGACGCCCTGTTAATGTCGCTGCACCACGGGCAGCACTTCCCGCCGCTGTACTTCCTGGGGTGAACAATGAAGCAAGCCCCAATGCTTGAATTACATCGATATTGCTCAGACCCTGACGATTAAGGTTAACTACTTCACCAGTCTTATTGTTAACCGCAAGCTGATCTCCTTCAGGGGTGGTTACAATACCCACATCTGGCACTTGTTGGCTAAGAATCAGCCCGAACTCAACAGGATCAAGCGTAGTAACGCCGAGTAATGCCGTACCCAATCCAGCCTCACCCCCTGTGAAACCGCTAAGGCCACGTCCCCCGCCAAGCTCAGGGACCCGTCTAACTCGCTCTTTCTGTATAGATTCTATCTGTTGTGGGGTTAAATCTGCACTAGTCAAACGCCCCGCTTCAAACTCATCAGTAAGGCGTCGTACCACATCCTGTTGATCTTGCCGAACCTGCGCACGGGCTCGGCCCTGACCTCGCCGTGCGGGGCCTTGTTGA